TTCCTCCCCGAGTCTCTCAGAGCTAAGAAAGTCTTTAGACTATTCTCTAACACAAAGCTCAACTGTTTCCAAGATAAAGAAGAGAAGCAGCAGGCTGATGAGTTCACCTTAAACGGTGAAACCTTCAGGATTGTTAAAGTTGGTGAGTGGGAGTCAGTTGGAACTTTCACAGGCTATGAAGCTTACGCTATTAAAATTGATAGCGAAGTAATCACGGTTTACAGGGGCTAATATGGCCACTGTAAGAGAAGATCACTCTGGTTTTGCTGCGCTTGAAAAAGAAATAAACAGAACCTCTGTAGAAGTTGGTTGGCTTGAGAATGTTGAGCACTGGGCAAGTGATGGCAATCCAACCATTACAATCCCTTGGTTAGCAAGTCATCTACATTTCCACACAGCTTGGGATGATACATTTATGTTCTCCCAAACAAGAACAAAACAGGTTGATGCTATAGTGCAAGCTGCTTTACTTAGGGGCATGACCTTCCAAGGCACCGCAATGTACATAGGTAAGCAATTAGAAGCTAAGTTGAAGTCTAACATTGAATCTGTTACCTCTCCTTCAAACGACCCTAAATGGGCTGCTAAGAAGGGCAATAATAAACCTCTGCAATGGGGTAGCTTGAACGGTAACACACCTAACTTAATCAGCTCAATCAGTAGTGTGGTAAAAAGATAATGATAAATATCTCACAACTGCAAGAGCAGGTATGGGAAGTAATAGATAACCTCACTACAGCTCCTGTGATTATCGAAGAACAAGAAGGTCATGAACCTGCTGAGAACTTCGTCACAACCAAACTCAGAGATTGGGTTCAGGTGGGGAGCAGCGAGCAAAAGCATAATGGTGGAACCTCCGCACTCTACGATATAAAAACTAGGTGGAGAGTTACACTTCGGTTGGTTAGTGTTGGTGTTGATAGTAATCAATTGCTCTTAGAGTTAGCCCATAAGTTTAATAAAGTCACCACAAGAAATACTTTTAAAGCTATTGGATTATTCTACAGTGATGCAAGTCATGTGATAAGTGCACCTAAGTTATTGAATAATGGTTGGGAACAACGTTATGTACTGGATGTGTATTTCCACACTGTCATCGAAGATACAGACTCCCTCGAATACTTTGAATTTGTAGATTTAACAGTCGAAGCTACAGACGATCTAGGTAATATTGCTTACACAGAAAACCAGATCGTAGACATTATCCCTTAATTATAAACAAACGAGAAATAAAGAATGGCAGATATTAATGATATTGTCAGTGTAGTTATTAGTAATAATACCACTGCAATCACTGTAGCTGGTTTTAGTTTACCCCTATTCCTAGGTTTAGGTAAAGGCTTCACAGAGCGCTACAAAGAATATGGTTCATTGGCAGAAGTTGGTGTAGACTTTGCTTCTACTTCAAATGAGTATATCGCAGCAGAGCGTTTCTTCGGTCAAGAGTCTTCAATCGACAAGATTGCAATTGGTCGTCAAGATTCAACTATTGTAACTTACACCCCAACTGTAGTGAACAGTGCAACTTACTCTGTAACCTTGAATGGTGTATTGTTCAGTTACATTTCAGATGCTTCGGCAACTGCTGCTGAGATTGTAGCAGGTTTGATTGCAGCTATCAACGCAGGCACAGAACCAGTAACAGCAAGTGGTACAACTACCTTGATCCTTACTGCTGATGTGGGTGGTGTTCCTTTCTCTGTTAAAGGGACTACTAACCTTGTACCTGTATACTCAACTACTGAGACAATTACAGATGCACTGACTGCTGTTCAATCAGAGTCAAATGATTTCTACGGTATTGTTCTTCACAGTCACACTAAAGCAGATCAATTACTTGGTGCAGCTTGGGCACAAGCTAATGATAAGTTGTTTGGCACTTCTAGTACCGATACTAATATAATTAACCAGACTGAAGTCTCTGATACTACCTCCATTGCCACTGCTTTGAAAGCTAACAGCTATGGTCGTACATTCTTGTTCTATTCTGCTGAAGCAGCTAAGTATCCCGAAGCGGGTTTGTTTGGTAGTCAATTAGCATTACCTGCTGGTCAAGCTACTTGGAACTTCAAGACTATTGTTGGTGTAGCTTCTGACAACCTTACCACAGCTCAGCGCTCTAATGCAATGGCTAAGTTCTGCAACATCTATGTACCTCGTGCTGGTGTTAACTCAACTGAAGAAGGTCGTACTTCTACTGCTGGTGGCTACATTGATACAGTACGTAACTTGGATCAATTCAAGTCAGATATTCAAGTAGATTTGTTCAGCCTCTTGGTTAACAACGATAAGCTTGCTTATGAAGATGCAGACATTGCTGTTGTAGAGGGTGCATTACGTGCTCGTGCTCAGAAAGCAGTAGATGCGAAGATCCTTGCTGCCGATCCTGCACCAATTATCGTAGTTCCTAAAGCTGCTGATGTGTCTGTCAATGATCGTGCAATTCGATTGCTGCCCGATGTTAAGGTACAGGCTCGTGTTGCAGGCGCGCTCCACTACATTGATATATTGCTAGAGGCAAGTGTGTAAAGGAGAATCATTCTCATTACCGTATTAACAATTAAATAAGAGATAATAGAATGCCTATTAAAACATACTCGGTTGAAGACATTAGTATTTCTGTATTCAACCGTAACATCCGTGGTCTTGCTGATAGTCGTGTCAAGATTGCAATGAGTGAAGATGCTTTCACTTACACCCCAGATACAGATGGCAATGGTACTCGTAATAAGAACCCTAACCAATCAGGTACTATCGTAATCACTCTCAAAGCAAGCTCAGATGATAACCTGTTCTTGTCTGGTTTAGCTGCTGCTGATTATCAAACTAAACTTGGTACTTTCCCAGTATTGGTTAAAGATAACAACGGTACTTCTTTGTACACTGCTGCTGAGGCGTGGATTCAAAAGATTGCAGATGCTGAGTTCAGTAAAGAAGTTGGTGATCGTGAATACACGATTATGTGTCACAAATTAATCATGGTGAATGGCGGGAATTTCTAATTCCCGTTCTAATAAATAAACAGATTAGAAACATTAGCCCTACGATAAAGGAGCTTAACGGCTCCTTTTCTTTGCTCTAAATTTAGGAGAAACTATATGTCATACGAAAATATGGCCACAATTAAAGAAACTATTGATGGGGTTGAGTGGTCAGTAAACCCATTCCCTGCCACAAAAGGTATCAGTTATTTAAAGCGTTTGTTCAAAGTGTTTGGTGAGTCTTATGCCGCACTTACAACTGCTGAATCTGAAGAAGCTGCATTACAATTAGCAGTGTCTAAATTATTAGAAAACCTCGACAAAGATGATGTCGTTGACTTGGTTAAGTGCTTGTTAGCCGATGTGTATAAAGATGGTCAGAAGATCAATTTTGACTCAGAGTTTGCAAGACGTTATGGTTTGTTGTTCAAAGTTACTAAGTTTGTTGTTAAAGAGAACTTCAGTGATTTTTTTACAGGGAACGCTTTAAGCGTGTAGGGAAACAATCTAAGGTTACACGAGTTCAACTTGCCATTCAAGAGCAATCAAAACTCGACAACCTAGACTACTTCTTATGGCGACCTGTGATGCTAAAGAAAGCCCTTAAATGGGAGATGGATACAAACTGGACATTGAGTGATTTAGTTACATTCCACGAACTGCAAGACATTGAAGATGCTTTGCAAGAAGAAAGTTATGAAGACCTTAATAAAGATAATAAGGCATAAACAAGGGTGTTTGAATGAATACACCATTATCAAGTTTTACAGCCCTCGTCAAGTTTAAATTCGACAGGGCTGGATTGACAAGTGAGATAGCTGCTGTACGAAAACAGTTGCAAGGATTAGTTGGTAAAACAATAGGGGTTAAGTTACAAGCCTCCAGTATCTCTTTAAAAGGGGCTAAGCTCACGTACATACCTAAGCTCAAGCTGCAAGCATCCACTATCTCACTAAGAGATGCTAGGTACACGTACAAAGGTAAACTTAAGAGTAAAGATTTCCCCCCAATCAAGCAAGAGGTAAAGTTACATTACACTGGAAAGCTGACAACCTTACCACCAATAACTCAAGTAGTTAATATGGTGTATCGGAACAGGCAGGGGAACGCCCCACCACAACAAACACAATCTGGTGGTTCAAGTGGCAATGCAAACCCTTGGCATATTGGTGGGGTAGCTGGTGGTTTAGGTGGGCTGATTACAAGAGGTAATTTAGCTGCTGTTGGGGCTGGTGCTTTTACCCAACAATCCTTTACACAAGCTAACTTTGATATTGCTCAAGCTCCACAGTTTGAATTTATCGCTGGTAGTGCTGAAGAAGCAGCTAAACAAGTTGCATTCTTGAATAAAGAAGTGGATAGATTAAGTCTTCCCCTTCGTGAAACAAGTAACATGTATAGGCAGCTATTAGCCTCTACAAAGAAAGGGTTGGGAATAGAGAAGACTCAAGAGTTATTTAGTAGCTTTTCTGAGATCTCAACCATGCTAGGCCTTTCGTCAGATGCGCAGTCAAGGGGCGTAAGAGCCTTCGCACAAATGGCAAGTAAGGGTCAAGTCATGAGTGAGGAGCTGAAGGGGCAGTTATCCGAGGCTTTGCCCGGAGCTGTCGGTATTTTTGCTGAGGCTCTTTACGGAAAAGACCCTGATGCAGAAGCAAAATTATTCAAGGCGATGGAAAAAGGTCAAGTTAAAATGGAAGAGTTGGTCAAAGTAATTGACCATATGAAAACTCTTTCAAGAGAAGATTTGATTAAAAAAATGTTAGATTCTCCAGCTAAAAAGATGGAGAAAATGAGGACAGCTTGGCAACGTCTGTTGACCGAGATAAACTCAAGCTTTATGATAGATACTTTTGTCACTGTCTTTGATAAAATGGCAGATGAGTTGGGTAGACTTAGAGTTTGGTTCCAAGAGAATAAGGAAGATATAGACTTGTGGGTTAACCGCACTAAACATCTGATAGGTGCTTTGTGGGATCTCAAGGAAGTTTTAATAGCTTTGTACATTACTAATAAACTTTTTAAAATCGGGGGTATTGCTGGTGGTTTATGGGGATGGTTTACAAGGGTTCCCGTTCTGCCTCCAGCACCACTCTCAGTCAGAATAATAAACATGCTTAAGTTCGGCCTACGAATGGCAGCAAGAGCTTGGCCTGTTATAGCAGCAGCCTTTATCTACGATCTTGTAGAAACCTTACAAGGTAAGTCTACAATACTGTCTGGTTGGATAGAGAGTGACAACGGTTTTGTTTCAGCACTTGCTAAGATTCCTGTGTTGTGGGCTGAGACAATCAAGAACATGGCTCTTGGTGGTGCGTTGTTAGTTGAGTTAGCCTTCACGGATGATAAGGCTGCAACAGATGCTAAGATAAAGCTGTGGAAAGAAGACCTTATGGAAACCTTCTACAAGTATAGGCTTCTTCCTGATGATTGGACAATGTGGCTAGGTAACTTTGACAGTGTGTTCCAATATCTAGGGTATGTACTGGATACATTCTCACACAACTTGTCTGCAACATCCTCTAAACTGAAGTCCCTAATGGGGTCAGACGAACCCGTCATTTCAGCAAGAGAGGTGCATGGCTACGACTGGTATCAAGAGAATAAGAAGACTGAGGCAGCTAAACAAATTGCACAGTTCCGCAAGAATCCAGCAATAATGCCACAACAGTTTTCAACCTCTAATCCATCTATGTTGTTACCCAGACAGCAAACACCAACCACACAAACCTTTAGTTTAGTAATCAATGCCGAAGGTACCCCTGATGCAATTAAATCTGTAGCTACTCAAGCTTTCGCTGACATGATGTCCTCGTCTATTCTCGGTGTAAGTGCAAACTATCAAGGCGGTAAGTAATAATGGCTTTCAATTTGATTGACCTTATCCTTGATAACTCAGGGGCGATTGGTTCAAGGTTGATGGGTATCTCACAGACAGCAGAGAGGGATAGGATTCTTGAAGGTAAGCCTACTCACGATCCCAGTAAGAAGAATAAGCCCGCTGCTGATGAAAGACGTAAGAAGCTTGAAGCAGAGTTTAATGATGTTAAGGGTGAAGCGGACAGTGCCATTTATGTTGGTACAAGGACAAAGCTTTACCACTCAGAGGGTTCTATCGTATTTGATGCTGTCACTAACTTTGACCCCAAGTTCTCTACGAAAGTTACAAGCTTTCCTGTAGAAGATGGGGCTGAGATCAGTGACCACATTGTTAATGAGAATCCTAAATTTACATTGTCTGCTGTAATCTCAGACGCTTCTGCTGGCCTCAACCCTGAAAAGGGTGATATGACTGAGAGTGATGCTTACAAAGGTCTTCTTAATCTAAGAGATAGGCAGGAGCTTGTTTCCCTCCTTACACCAAGAGATACTTATTCAGACTTAGTTGTCACAGAGATAGGTTTTCCTAAAGCTGTTGGTGATGGGTTGTCTCTTAAACTTGAATTATCTTTTGAAAAGATCCGCAGGGTGTCTTCTGAACTAACTACAGTGTTTGTTAAATCAACAGGTGGTAGTAAGAAAGATAAGCCAAAACAAACTGGGGATACTGCTAAGAATACTAAAGAGACAAAAGATGGCGGTGCAAAGACTCCAACATCCGTGCCCCCTGATAGTATAGCTGCCAAAAAGGCGCAAGAGATAGGGCATGTAAGAGGCTTTTTTACAGGAGCACCACCGTAATGGCAATGTACCAAATCCCCCTACCTAACAGTAATGATTTCCCATTACGGTACACAACGATTCTTAATAACATCACCTATGTATTTTATTTCACATGGAATACACGTTCTGATGGTTGGTACATGTCTATTAGTACAGTAGATGAAGTGCTGTTATTAAGTGAGATTAAGCTGGTTCCTAACTTAGATTTGCTTGCACAATTCCCAGATAGTCGTAAACCGAAAGGTGCTATTATTTTACTGTACAATGGTGATGATGTTAATAAGCCCCCTGTAGTAACATTCGACAACATAGCTACTGAATACACGTTAAACTTTGTAAACTGAGATGAATGATAATGTCTTTAAAATGGTTAAGAAAATACAGACTTACCATTGGTAAGGAAAACACAGTTGGTGCAAAGAACGCAGCTCAAAGTGTAATTATTACTGATTCTCATATTGAGTTCGATGTCTCTGTAACAGGAGACTCTACACTCAACACTTTAGACTTAAAGATTTATAACTTATCAAGAAGTACAATTGCAATCTTTGATATTGAGAATGTCCAAGTTACTCTTGAAGTTGGATATGGTGACGATCCTTTTGTTGTTTTGTTTAAGGGTGAAAAGACCTACATGACAACCGCCAAGAAAGGTACAGAAGTAATTACTACAGTGAAAGCTGCTGAAGGCAGTGTAGCTACCAAAGAAGGACAAGTAAATAGCACCCTTCCTCAGAACAGTAAAGTACGTGATGTGCTTAACAAACTAATCTCTGAAGGTATGCCAGAAGTTAAATCCATCAACATGAATGGTGAGACTTTAGAGAGGGCGTATAACAAAGGTTACAGTGCATCAGGTAATGTTAAGAAAGCCTTAGATGATTTATGTAAATCAAACAACTTACAGTGGACTCTTGATAAAGGGGACACAATAAACATCTACCCCTTGAATGGGGATACAAAAGTAAAAGCCATCCAGTTAACCCCTTACAATGGGTTAATAAATACTCCTGAGAAAACAAACAAGGAGATTGATAAGCTTAAGAAAGATTTAGACAAGGCAGACACTGCTGGTGTTAAGTTTGATTGCCTATTGGAGCCATTAATACAAGCTGGTGGTGTTGTGCAACTTCAAGGTACATTCAATGCAGACGGTAATTACAAAGTTACTAAGGTATCTCACTCAGGTGGATATGAGAGTGATGATTGGACTACAAGTGTAGATGCGGTTAACTACTAAGGCAAGACTTAATGACTAACATGGTTGAGAGTGCCATTAGCTACCGCCGAGAAAATCTACACA